GGCCCGTCCACGCTTCCATCAGCGCGCGGCGGCAACGGCGTTCCGCTTCCTCGGGCGGCACCGCCATCGGGAAGGATTCTGAGGCGATCCGGGTCGTGTCGACCGTGATGCGCCGGGCCTCGACCTGTGCGGCCTCGTAGTCTTCGTCGGCGCGGGCGACCTGCCATTTCAGGGCCTGCGTTAGCTCGGTCTCCTGGCCACGCGTCAACTCGAGGACATCGCCTTCCCGCGCAGCGACGAGATCGTCTGGTGCAACACTGGCCACCGCCGCCCGGCCGCGCATGACGAAGCGGATGACGCCCTCGGTCTCGACGGCGTCGAAGCCGAAGTGGCGCGCGAGCGTGGTGATGGAGGCGCGCGGGGACTCGAGCGCGCCGATAGCGTAGCCTTCGACCGCGCCCCAGAGGCCGGAGACGTCGATCCTCGCCTCGGGCAGCCCCGCGCGCAGGCAGAGGTGCCGGACGAGGGCCGCCAGCGACACCGCGCCTAGCCGCCCGGTCAGCCAGTGCCCGAGCCGCCAGTTCGCGCCGTCCGTCCAGACGTCGGTCAGCGCCGGGAAGAACGGATAGGGTCGCGCGTCCCAGGTCCATGCGGCGCATTCCGGCACATGCACCATCCGGCCGCCGTAGACCGACGACACCGGGTTGTTCGCGGCCTCGCCCCAGAACAGGTACGTTGCCTCGAGATAGGCGCGCTGGATGGCGTCATCGCGCCAGCCCCGCGAGAAATGCGGCGTGAAGCTCTCCGACGACTTCGGGTCGAAGAAGACGTTCGGCTGGTTCGTGCCCCGGTCGATGGCTGGGCAGCCGAGCTCGGTGAACCAGATCGGCTTGGACTGCGGCGCCCATGCCGTCGGCGTCGCGCTTTCCACCCCGCCCGGGCGGTCGTAATGCGCGTTCAACCACCAGGCGCGGAGGTCCTTGTAGCGGAAGACCCATGGCTTGGCCGCCGCGCCATCTGTGATCGCGGTCTGGACCTGCGCGGTGCGATCCGCCGCGCTGGCATAGAACCAGTCGAAGCCTTCGCCGCCCGCGATGTTCCCCTGCAAGTAAGCCCGGTCGTAGATCGCGGGCCAGCCCTCGGCCGCGTCGGCATGCTCGAACCCGTCGCGCCAATCTGAGAGCGGCATGTAGTTGTCGATCCCGACGAAATCGATCTCCGGATCGGCCCAGAGCGGATCGAGGTGAAAGAACACGTCGCCGCTGCCATCGCCAGGCTGGTGGCCGAAATACTCCGACCAGTCGGCCGCATAGCTGATCGCCGTGCCCGCACCGAGGATGGATCGAACGTCGGCCGCCAGATCGCGAAAGGCCTGCACCGCCGGATAGCTGGACGCGCCCGAGCGGATCGTGGTCAGCCCGCGCATCTCCGTCCCGATCAGGAAAGCGTCGACCCCGCCCGCCGCCGCGCAGAGATGGGCGTAGTGCAGCACCATGCGGCGAAGGCCCCAGCCGTCTGCCATCCCGGTCCACGTCACGGTCTCGCCCGAGACTGCAAAGTCCGATGGGCTGGCGTTGCCGAAGAAGGCCGCGACCTGGCTTGCTGCGGTCGCGGTCTTGTCGACGCTGCCGGTGTAGCCCGCGGCGGGCGAACACGTGATCCGGCCGCGCCACGGAAAGGCTGGTTGGCCGGTCTCGGCAGCGTTGTCGGAATAGGGGTTCGGCAGCGTATTGCCGGGCGGCACGTCCATCAGGATGAACGGATAGAAGGTCACGCGCAGCCCGCGGGCCTTCATCTCCTGGATCGCCTGCACCACAGCGAAGTCGGCGGGCGTGCCGCCATAAACAGGCCGGTCCTGGTCGTCACGACTGACGAGATGGGCGGCGGACCGGTTCACGCCGCTCACCGACCACGTCTGCGGGCTGGTGGTCTTGGCGGAGACCTCGATGCCGGGCCGGATGGTGCACTCGCCCGCGCGCAGGTCGTTCCCGAACCAGGCGACGACAAGACTGACGCTCTCGATCTTGGGCGCCATGGCCTGCAGCCGGTCGAGCGCCACCACCATGTCCGCGGTGTCCGACAGCGCGTTCAGGTTCTCAGGTGTCTGCGCGCCGCCGCTGCCCTTGCGGATGCCGGTCGTCGCGTAGGTGAACTCGCCCGAGGCCGGGATCATGGTGACAGCCTGCGTCAGCCCCTCGGCCGTGTCGGGATCGGCGAGCGGGCGGAAGACCTCGAAGGAGAGCTGCGGCAAGCGGTTGCCGTAGTTCCCGAGCGGCAGGTCCTCGAAGACGACATAGGCCGTCCCGCGATAGGCCGGGGTGTTCGCCGCGCCCATCTTCGCAACGATGAAAGGGTCCGCGGTCTGGGCCTCGTCGCCCGGATGCCAGCGCCAGGTGATCCCGGCCGTGTCGAGGAGCTTGCCGTCCGCCCAGATGCGGCCGATGCCGGTGATCGGACCCTCGCAGAGCGCAACGGCGAAGGAGGCGTAGTAGAGATACTCGGTGGTCTTGACCTTTCCGCCCCCGCCACCACCCTTGCCGCCGCCTTGGGTGGTGGTCTTGGTCTCCTCGCGGAAGTCGGTAGCCCAGATCACGTTTCCGCCCATCCGCATCCGGCCATAGACCCGCGGGATGACGGCGCCCTCGGTCGAGGACGTGATCCGGAGGCTGTCGAGGCGCGGGCCTTCAATGCGCTGAGTCGGCGCCAGCGAGGACACGATCCAACTGTCGACGACGGACCCGATCGTCGAGCCGACGAAGCCACCGATGGTCGCGGCGCTCACGCCGAGGATCGCGCCGCCGATCGACCCGCCAATGGCGGCGCCGGCCGCGCCGAGAACGAGAGTGGCCAAGGGTCAGACCTCGTCAGGAAACAGGAAGGCGAAGGCGATGCGCCGCCGCCAAGATGGGGTGAGCGGTTCCTCGATCACGCCGAGCCGCTCGTAGGCGTGGAGGAAGGTGTCGGGCCCGGTAATGATCCCGACATGCTTGGCAATGGCGCGCGGCATCATCCGAAACAGCACCAGCGCGCCCGGCCCGGCCTTCGTGGGCGACACCTCGATCATCATGGCGCGCGCGCCTTCGGCCAGCACTTCGCGTGGGCCGGTCTCGCCCCAGTCGCGACTGTAGGGCGGGATCGGGAACGGCTCGGGGCCGACGACCTCGCGCCAGACGCCGCGGGCCAGCCCGAGGCAGTCGCAGCCGATCCCGCGCAGGCCCGCCTGGTCGTGGTAGGGCGTGCCGAGCCAGGCCCGCGCGGAGGCGATGACCCGATCCGGATCGGCCGGCTTCACAGCACGCCCCCGTCGTGGCCGCCGTCCTTGCTCGCGTAGCGCAGAATCGTGTCCTGGCCGGGGATGTGCGGGAAGCCGCGGAAGTTGGCGGTGTTCGTGAACTTCGCACCACAGGTCTCCATCCGCTTGTCGCAGCCCGCGCGAATGGTGAAGCCGTCGTCCTCGGCGATCGCGCGCACCGGCGCTTCGAGCAGCGTCAGTACGGCGATGCCATCCGCGACGTCATGGCCCAGCACCTCGGTGCGCCGTCCCGCATTTGCGCCGCTCGTCCAGTCCAGCGTGCCGAAGGTGAACCAGCCGGAGGCGAACCCACTGAGCCCCGAGGCGGTGAAGGCCCGATCGCGCAGCAGATCAATCACGGCACCGGTGCCCTTGAAGGCGGGATCCTCCAGATCGACGCCGCAGCGCGCATCGCCGAGCGCGGCATCGCAGGTCGCCTGGAACGTCCGCCCGACCGTCTGGCCGAGGACGTGGGCGAGCGAGCGGACCTCGGCGACGAAGGCCAGCCGCCCGCGCCGGATCTGCCCGATGGCGCCGCGCCGCATCAGAACGCGCTGGCCGGTTTCGGCCCAGTTCACCCGCCAGACCTCGACCTCGGCGTTGTCCCAGCGGCCATCGAGAATGTCGGTCTCGGTGATCCGGTCGGAGGTCAGCACCCCCTCGGCATCTTGCGCATCGACGGACAGGTCCGAACCCGAGCGAACCTCGGAGGCTGTCAGCCCGCTTTCCGGCTCGAAGTCGGTGCCGTCGAAGCTGAGCGTCCGGTCGTGGTCGGTGAAGCCGAAGCTCACGTCGTCGGCACGCGCGATCCGCCAGCACCATGCGAGCGTTGTCGTGCCCTCGTCGAGATGGGCCTGAAGGGCGGGCGAGAGGGATTTCATCGGCAGGTTCCGGTCATGCGGTCATCGAGATCGGCGATCCAGTCGGCCCAGTCCGGCGGCACAGCATCGACGGTCTCAGCCGCCGGGCGGGCCAGCCGCGCCTCCGCGTAAGCCATGCAGCCAGCGTCACCAGTTCCCGTCGTTGCGGCGCAGCCGCTCAGCAGGATCGCCAGCGCCGCGGCCGTCGCGAACCGCGTCGCGCCCGCGCTCGACGCGCTTGCTCTTGTCTTCCATGGCATCGCGTTCCGCCTCCCGTTTGCCCGCGCGCTTCCCTTCGACACGGCCCCAGACCCGGCCGAGGACGACGCCCCCGACCGCGCCCAGAGCCGCGACCAGCCAGATCAGGAACTCAGCCATCGTCCCGCTCCCCGCGCGCGGCGGCGACGCAGAGGGCGACGACGAAGACGCCGAGACAGCCGCCCACGACCAGACCCGCGAGAAACTCAAGCATCGCCGCGGAACCCGCGCTCGATCCGGTCGCGCAGTCCGATCAGACCAAGCCCGAGGAACATGAGCCCTGCGGGCGAGGCGTCGCCCGAGCCGGCGAGCAGTGCGACAAGGCGGGACAGTTCCCCAAGCGGCCCAGTGGCGGGCAGCGCGAGAGAGGCGATGCCAGTGAGCATGGCGAGCAGTCCCGCCCACCAGGTCATGGAATTGGGTCGGACGTATCGCATGGGATCAGGCCCTCCGGATCAGGTTGGAGACAAAGGCGGCCAGCCGGGCGAGCCAGCCGGTCGGGGTGTCAGGGGTGGCAGGGACATCGGGCTTGGCGGGTTGCAGGAGCGCCAGGGCTTCGCTCTCCGCCAGCCGCCGGATCGGCCGCGAGAAGTCCACGCGGCCCGTGCTGTCCACGGACCAGATCGGGATGGCCCCGCCGGGATAGCGGCCATGGCGGAACAGGTCGCGCTCCGCCTCGCGCCGAGGGATGATCTCGGCCGGCCGCCGCCAGTTGAGGAAGGCCCGCGCCGCGGCCTCGCGGTCGCCGGCGTTCAGGTGGCGGGTCAGCGCAGCGCGGGCGATGCCGCCCGTGTTGTAGTGAAAGGAGACCAGCGCATCGAACTCGTGCGGCGCCAGCGGGACTGTCACCGCGTCCAGGACCTCGGCCTCGTAGGTCGCGAGGTCCGCGCGGAAGATCCGGAACGCCTCGTGTACGCGCGCATCGAGATCGGCGGGCATGCCGCGGGCCATTTGCGCGGGGTCGGGCGGCCCGGCCGCGGCCGTGTGGCCGATGCCGAAGGTCCAGGTGTCGGTGGAATCGCGGTAGGGCGCGGGCACGACTCCTTCGTGCCCGGCCAGGGCCAGCAGGCCCCGCTCGGTCATCTGCATGGGATTACTCCAGAAACGAGAAGATCAGGATCAGCGCCGCAACGGCGAGGCCGACGCGCAGCCGGTGCGCGAACCGCGTGCGGGGATCCTCGCACCCGGTGCGCAGCGCGCGGGCAAGGCGGAGAAGCTCAGTCATCCTTGCGCCCCTTGGCTGCGCGCAGCCGGGCGAGGACAACCTCGATGAAGGCCGGGCCGAACACACCCACCAAGTAAGCGGCGGACCCCGCCGCCCCGCCCGCCGGGATCGCGTCTGGGCGCAGACCCAGCCAGGCCGCGATGACCGCCATGGAGAGGCTGCCCATCCCGGCTGCGATCAGCCCGCCGAGCAGGATGTGCCGCAGCGCGTCGCGCAGGCGCATCTTGGTGGTCAGCGCGTTCGTGGCACCGCCGAGCGCGCCCCACGCCGCAAGGATCACGGCCGTCGAGGCCGCGAGTTCGCGCAGCACGGCTGCAACAAAGCTGCCGGAATCGTTCATCGCCGGATCTCCAGAAGCGGGATGGAGGTGATCGAGCCGAGCCGCTCGAGATCGAGCGTCACGTCGAGCACGTCGGTGTCGAAGCGAACCGGCACGTCGAAGGCGTAGCCGGCGGTGACCGCGACGCCCTCGGCGGGCGCGCTGTCGAAGGTCACGACGCCGGTTGTCGTGTCGACGGACCAGCCCGACATCTGCTCGACGCCGCCGAGGGCGACGCGCACGCTGCCTGTCACGGGCTTTGCGATGGCACGGGTCCAGGATTGCGCGCCGGAGCTGTAGCGTTTCAGGAGCGCGAATTCCGTGAGGCTGCCATTGCCCGTGCCGATCTCCTGGTCGGTGGGAGAGATCG